ACAAAAAAATATTTATTAAGCATGTATTAGGGCCTGTTGGTGTAAATGGCAGAAATTCAGACAATAAATTAATAAAGGAAAAATTAAATTGGGCCCCATCAATCCCCTTAAAATATGGTTTAGAGAAAACATATAAATGGATACAACAACAGGTTTCATCCTTGAACAAAAATAATTAGCAGTTATAATAATTTTATGATATTAAACAATATTAAGACATACGATGGTACGCTTCTACATTCACGATTTGCTTACAAATTTTTTAAAGATAAGACTCTACCAATCGGCAATGTTATAGCTTTTCGTGCACCTATGCATGTTGAAGCTGACGGAATGATAGATAGTGAAGATGTTTTAAATAATGATTTTATATATAGTGAAGATGCTATTAATTTTTTATGGGAAATACCTAACCTATGTCCATTTGGAGCTGTTGCTTGGCAGAGGCTTTTTAATACACAGATTGCAAATATTTTAAGTTCAAAGTATATTAAAGCCCCGATTGAGGTTGATGGTGATGATCTTATTGTTCACAAAGAACATACCCAAGGAGGAATTACGCAAGCAAAAGGTAAGTGTTCGGTTAGCATTACATATACACATAATAATATTGCTCTTGGGCATACCGGTATTAATATTACAGCCGGTAAGAAAGCCCCGGCGTATGCTTTTTCGACTAATTTAAACAATGAGCAGATTTATGAATTTATGAAAGAAGTGATTCACGGTTTCTATGCTATGAATGATGATATTTTTATAGCTACCTCAAAAGTTATTGTAAAATAAATGTTTTTTGATATACTTTCAAATATTTTGTTCTTTAAGAAAAAGAATTGTTTTAAAGTTGAAGAGGATGAAAAACATTTTTCACCTTTTATAATTAATAGATGGGTAAGTATGTACTCCCCCTCTTTAGCGAAACAAGCTAATATTACTAATAAATATTTAGGTATATTCGAAACTAAATACCAGGCATATACATTTTTTTTATCGTTTTTTGATAAAGTGCAATCGAAAAAAATTAATTATATAAAAAGAAAAAAAGAAGATAATAGTAATAATGAACAAAATGATATTACTTTACAACTTTCTAAAAACTTTGAAATTTCAAGCAGAGAAATTAGAAATTATATAAATGTGTTGAATTCATAATAATATATATTAAATCATATTATGCCATTAGATATAGATATCCTTCCTACACAAAAAAGTTTAATCGATTTATCTGAATTACCTAAAAATTCTTTTAACTCAGTTTTTTTTGGTTATAATCTAAAACAAGTATTAGATGATGTTTTATTAATTAGACTAGTAGACGAAACAGAAGATGGTACAAATATCATACGCAATGGTATCGTTGTTCCTATTAATACAGATACACGCGCATGGAGATTTGGTGAGGTTATTTTATGTGGCTCTAATGCAAAATATGTTAAAGCTTCTGATATTGTTTGCTTTCCGAATAATCTTGGAGTGCCGGTTGCTAACCTCGAAGTAGATAATTATGGTACGCTAAAGAAAGGTATATTTCTAAATGAACAGAGAATATTTGGAATTTGTTCTATTAGAAAAGATAATGAAAGTGTTGCTACCCACATTAAAAACCGTTCTTCTAAGCAACGTAGCTGAGATTAAATTTTTACGTAAAAGGCCAAAGCCTGGAGCCCCGCCCTCACGTAGAATGTTGTGTACTAATTCCCTATCATTATTAAATAGCCCAGAAGGCCGTATAGCGCTTAATTATAGACGCGCTATTAATTATCCTAAGTTTAATCCAGAGGTAAAGGATTTATTAATAACATGGGATATTTTTATACAAGATTATCGATGCATTAATATGAAGGCGTGTGATCTCGTTACAGCCATACCAGCAAATAAAACTTTTTGGAAATATTTTAATGAGAGGCTAGCATTAATGTCGCCGCAAGAAAAAATGAGGTTTATGAATTCATGACATCTCCTGAAACTATTGAACAATATATAAACAAATTTCTTCAATCTAACCTTATATTTTCTCTTGAAAACAAAATTTTAAAGAAAGGAAAATTAATATTATTCTCAATTAAAGATTTTTATTGTATCTTTACAATTATTTGTCAGGAAAAAAATAATAAAAAAATAATTTTTGAAATACCTTATCCATTTAAATTCGATAATTATTCTGACAAAGTAGTGTTTGATTATTCTCTTAAGTCTTTTTCTAACAATAGCACAACAATAGATAATATTCTTAAAAACGTAATTACTAAAAAACCATCAAAACTTTTTAATAAAAAAATAACTGTCAGTCTTGCATAATGTATACTATAATTGTGTAGTACATTATGTTTAGTAGATATATATCACATTTTCCAAGAGAATATACACCAAGCGATTCGCAAATAAAACTACTCAGAAATGTTGAAAAAGCATTCAATAGAGGCAAAAAATTTGTAATATGCTGCGCCCCAACAGGAACCGGAAAGAGTTTTTTAGCTAAAACTATTTCTGGTTTAGGCTCATTACCAACTAATAAATTTGAAGAGGCAATACTATCTTACTCTGCTTTTAAGCAGGATTTTTCAGGTAATTATATAAATGAAATTGATTGTATATCGCAACCACCTTTTGGTACTTTTGCACTTACTATAACACGTTCATTACAAGATCAGTATTTAAAGCTATTTCCGGATACCGATATTCTAAAAGGCAAAACAAATTATATTTGCGACGTCGATCCACATTTTGATGTTGAAACTGCGCCGTGTGTTCTCGTTCCGAAAATAAGAGATGAATGCTGGGAGAAAAATAGATGCCCGTATTATAACTCCCGTAATCAATCTCTTTTATCTCGCTTTGCAGTTTTAAATTATAAAATGTTTTTGTCTTTACCTAATCATGTTAAGAGAAAAAATTTTATTATTTGCGATGAAGCTTCTGAATTAGAGGACGAGCTTACTAAGCAATTTTCAGCAGAAATAAATTATGATAGATTAAGACAATATGGAGTTGAATGTAAAACTCTTATTACTGAGGACCGTGATAAAATAAGGACGTGGATTGGAGGAATAATTTTTAGTATAAGTGAAGAAATAAATGTTCTTATTAATAAAGTAAATAAAAAACACCGTACTTTATCTCAGCCTGAAAAAATAAAACTACAATATTTTAAAAATTTGCACAAATCATTAACTACTGTTGATATTTTGTGGAGAGAGTGTGAATATGTTATTGATAAAGATTCTAAAAAAGTAATTATTACACCGCTTAAAGTTAACCGTTTAACAAAATTTATTTTTGATTATGCCGAAAATGTTTTATTAATGTCCGCTACTATTATTGATCATAAAAACTTTGCAAAAAATTTAGGTATTACCGATTATGAATATGTAGAGATAGATAGTGATTTTGATTCTAAAAAATCCCCTATATACGTAAGTTCTAAAAATAAATTAAATTTTAAAAACCTTACCAACACTTTGCCTGCGATATGTGATCAAATAAAATTAATAACTGAACATCATAAAAACGAAAAAGGCATTATTCATACACATTCTAATGAAATAACTAATTTCATAAAAAATAAGCTAGAATATAATAAGAGGTTTTTATTTCGCGATGAACTTAGTAATAATGAAGCTATTCTCAAGCAACACCACGAAACAGATTTTCCTACCGTTCTCGTCTCACCTTCTCTTGCATTTGGTGTAGATTTAAAAGACCATCTTGCGAGATTTCAAATTATTGTTAAGCTCCCTTTTCCACCTTTATCTTCAAAGCATATTAAAAAACTATTTGAAATGGATAAAAACTGGTATGAAAATAAGATGCTAAATGCATTAGTACAGGCATGCGGCAGAGCAACACGCAGTAAAAACGATTTTTCAACCACTTATATACTTGACGGTAATGTAGTAAACACCATAAAAAGAACAAAAGACAAACTACCTAAATACTTCATTGATAGAATTTGTTAGTAATAAATAATATAGTGAGACTCGAGACATTTCATTTTGAAATTAAAGATTTAGTAACACAGTTTGTAGCTGCTTTTGATGATATAATAATTAAAAGATATGATAAAAATAGAATTCCTCAAAACCGTGTTCATGTTAGATATGTTTATGCACCTAAGCAAAGAGTAATTTTTGATCTTGTTAACAAAGCGCAAAATCTTACAGTACCCGTTGTTGCAGTAAATATAACAAACGTTTCACGAGATGAAAATAGGGTTTTTAATAAAATTGCTGGGTTTTATATAACACGCGGTTCATCAGAAAATAATGTAAATAAAAACTCTCAATTTTATAGATCCCCGGTACCCGTAAACATTGGTATAAGCATGTCAATCTTAACAAAATTTCAAACTGATATGGACCAAATTATTTCAAATTTTGTTCCATATAATAACCCGTACATTATAATTTCCTGGAAAGTACCGGAAGGAATAATACCCGGTGCCGGTAAACTACAAGAAATAAGAAGTGAAGTTCTTTGGGATGGTAATATAAGCTTAAGTTACCCTACAGATATTAATGCTAATGAAAAGTATAGAATTTTAGGGGACACAACATTTATAATAAAAGGATGGCTATTTCCGTATATACAAAACCCTGCAGGCAATATTTTTGAAATAAATAGTAATTTTAACGTTACAACAAATATAACTACATATGATTCACTATCTAACGATACATTCATATATCCTGTAAGTACGGGATTAGTTAATGAAACTGAAACAGTTTCTGTATCTTCATACCCATTTATTACTAATGTTAATTTTTAAAAGATTGTTATTTATTAAAACTTGTATAAATTCTTATATTAAATAATATTATGGCTGATCCCGTAGATAGTAATAGAGAGAGTACATTTGGTAGAGATTTGATGAAGTTCATTTCCTCAAAGCTTCCTTATCAATCTCTAAATATTCAAGATAAAATAAATGTATTAAATCCAAAATACGAAGAATTTTTCGATAAAGGCACAAAAAGGGAAGAAGCGTTATCTAGGCAATCGATTTCCTCTTCATTAACATTTACTGATGATCTTTATGCTAATGTAGTTCAAAATAAAGACTATCACAATTTTATGTATGCAAATCTTCAACCCGATAAGGGAAGAAGATTAACAGACTATCGGGTAATGGCAGCATTCAGTGAGGTTGCTGATGCTTTAGATGAAATATGTGATGAATTTATTAACAAAGATGATAATGGAGATATTGTTAAGTTAAGATTTAAAGAGGCAAAAATTTCTGAAGAGCAAAAAGAAAAAATTAAAAAAGAATTTCAAAAATATATTGGATTTTTTGATTTAGAGAATAGAGGATGGGAGTATATTCGTCAATTATTAGTAGATGCGGAGGTATATTGGGAACATATTATTCATAAAAAATTTCCTCAAGAAGGTATTCTTGGTGTAATAAATGTTCCCTGTGATGTCGTAGATCCAATTTTCGAAAATGTGCAGAATCAAATTATTCGTGGCTATTTATTAAGAAAAAATATTTATGATCCAAAAAACCCGGGAAAAATAGCAAAAGTTGAACTAGTACCTATGGAAGTAAATCAGATAACTTATATAAATTCAGGTATTTGGAATGAAACGAAAACAGTAAGGCTACCTTTTATTGAGAATGCGCGACGCGCCTATAGACAGTTATCTTTAATAGAAGATGCAATTGTAATTTATAGACTTGTTAGAGCACCAGAGCGCTTAGTTTTTAATGTAGATGTGGGTAATATGGCCCCACCAAAAGCAGAAGCATATTTGAGAAAATTAATGCAAAATTATTGGTCAAGAAGAACATATGACTCTGATCAAGGCTCGACAGTACAAAAATTCAATCCGCAATCTATGCTTGATAGCTTTTGGTTTGCAAAAAGGCAAGGTTCAACAGGTACAGAGGTTCAGCAGCTCCCCGGGGGAGCAAATTTAGGTGAACTAACAGACTTAATGTATTTTGTAAAAAAGCTTTATAAGGCTTTAAAAGTACCTACGAGCAGATTAAATGCAGAAGATACATTTCGAGATGGAACGGATATCTTAAGAGAGGAATTAAAATTTGCCCGGTTTGTTATTCGCTTACAACAAAGATTTGCTGCTGGCTTAAAAAATGGGTTTATTACGCACTTAAAACTAAAAAAGCTTTGGGAAGAATATAAATTAAAAGAAATTGAAATCGATTTATTTTTTAATGTACCTACTAACTTCTATGAATTAAGAGAAAACCAAAAGTTTCAACTTAAGGCAGAGAATTTTAATTCTATTACTCAAAGCGATCTTGTATCTAAACAGTTTGCACAGAAAAAATATTTAGGTTGGTCTGATTCAGATGTAATGGCCAATAGAGAGTTTTTAAGGAAAGACAGGGAATTACTCTGGGAATTAGATCAAATTACAAATAGCGGACCAAATTGGAGAGAATTAGGAGCAGTGACTCCTGGTGCAGAAGACGCAGGAGGAGCTGAAGCCGGTGGAGCGGGTGGTGGCGGAGGCACAAGATTACCTCCACAATTTGGTCCAGGACCAGGAGAGGTAGGTGTTGAAGCGGGAGCCGCCCTGCCTGGTGCTGAGGGTGCAGCTGCAGCTGCACCTGAGGGCGGTATTCCGGCAACACCAGTCCCACAATAAATAATTAAATGGACTGCTCAGCTATAACACCGGTATCTGCATTTCAAAGTACTAATTTAAATAGTAAAAT